AAGACTAAACTTGAATGCGAGTCAAAACAATAGAATATAGGGAGCCGCGAATAACGTTCAACCCTTATCTTTGACAGCCCGATTTATAATCAAATACGTATAAAAATAAATCGAGCGTGATATGTCATTTTTACAAAAAGTCTCAGACTTAGCCACGCGTATAGGGCAAGAGTTAAAAAACATAAAAAATGAGAGCCTACCTATAGGTAGTATTTTACCTTTTGCAGGGGCAACTATAGTCGGGGACTTTTTATTGTGTGACGGTTCAGAAATATCAAGGTCGACATATGCCGACCTGTATAATGTTATAGGTGACACCTATGGTTCTGGAGACGGGACTACGACTTTCAATGTGCCTAATCTTACAAATAGATTTATACAGGGTAGCACTACGGCAGGGACTGTAGAAGCAGCTGGATTGCCTAATATTACAGGTTCTTTTGTATTAGGGGTGCCTGTCACAAATACCGACTCGCCAAGGTGTGCATCAATGATCGCTAGAGGTTGTTTTTATGCTGATTCCACAAAAGATATAGTAGGAAGATTAACTATGGCACAAAACAGTTCAACAGCATTTGATAAATCAGCAACGACAAACTTTTCTGCTCAAAATTCAAGCTCAATCTACGGCAAATCAACCACAGTTCAGCCTCCTGCTTTAACTATGCAGTATGTCATTAAATACGCCTAGAGATACGGCTGTAATAAATTAGATAAAAATCCTAATATAAACTTTGATGCACTTTTAGATGCATGACTAAATATAAATTTAACTAAAGGGATAAAAATGCTTGTTTATACATATGACCCGGAGACTTACGAATTCAAACAGTCAAAAGAGGCAATCTTAGACCCACTGGAAAAAAAAATCAATAAGCGCGAGATTTATTTACTCCCCGCGAACGCTACCTTTACTCCAGTCCCAGAGTATGGTCAAGGTCAAATTCCTGTCTTCAAAAATAATACTTGGGAAATTGCCGAGGATCACAGAGGGGAAAAAGGTTATGTGAACGGGGCTGAAACAGTCATTAATAAAATAGGGCCTTATCCAGAAGGCTGGAGTACAGAAGAACCGTTATACGAACCGACAAAAGAGAAAATCGTAATACCACAACTTTATAATGTGGATACATCTTCGATTAGAGCAATTCGATCAATCCTTTTGCATATGACTAAGGGAGAGGAACAAGATCCTAAAGACCTGGAAATCCTAGAACAGCGTGAAGCTAGCGCGCAAGAATTGCGCAACAGCCTTAACGAACAGGGTTAGATAAAAAACTAGCGTAAAGCTGAACAAAAAACTAATTAAAAAATTGATATAAACCTTGACGCGAAAGTACCACTATGGCTAGAGAAAACCAAGGCATACGGGATGAATTTACGAATGCAACCGCTTATAATCAGCTCGAATATATAATAGAACAAAAAATCCGGCAAATGGTTAATACCTCGGCTATAGTGCGAGTCGACAGCTGTACGTCTACGGGTGCGGATGCAGGGGCTGGTGCGGTTAGCGCCACGCCCTTAGTTGCTCAAACAGACGCAGACGGCCACGCCCTGCCTATGGTATCAATTCCTAAAATGCCGCATGCTAGACAGCAAGCAGGTATCGCGGCCATTATATTAGACCCGGTTGCGGGGGATAAAGGAGTCGCGTGCTTTTGTAAAAGTGATAGCTCGACCGTAGGAATTGATACCAAAGACCCGCAACGGCCAGGATCATACAGGGCTTTTGATCAGGCCGACGGGGTGCTAGTTGCGACAATCAGCAATAAAGCCCCTGAGGTTTGGATAGAGCTAAAGCAAGACAAGACTATAATTATTCATGCGCCCGAAGGTTGTATTATAGAGTCTGACAAAACCGTTGAAATAAAGGCCGCCGAAAAAATACGTCTAGACACCCCCTTAGTTGAAATAACCGGCAATTTAGTAGCTACGGGTGAGCATACTGGCGAAGCGAACATGGAAATCAATGGGACAATACATACCACCAAAGACCAAGTTGCTAATACCGTAAGCCAGATGCACCATGTACATGACGGCGTGCAAGGGGGCTCCGGCTATAGCAGCGAGCCGGTTAAATAATGGCACGCTTTTTGCTTAAGCAAAAGTCGCGCCAAAAATTGGCGCAAGCCTTGCTTTAGCAACAACTGCGCCAAAGTCCGGCACGGCGCTTCTGCAAAAAGTGCGCCAAAAAAAAGGCGTGGGATTTGCTTGCGCAAATTCTACGCCAAAAATGCTTTTTAATACCATATTAAACGCAATTTTATATATAATGAGAACCCTGCTTTTAGATACCGAAGATTGGGATTTATGTTTAAACAGCGCGGGGCAAATTCAAGTTGCCGGAATTGAGTACTCTATAGCTCAGAATGTCGCTAACGCAATTAGACTTTTTACTAAGGATGCGTGGTTTGATCCCGATAGAGGAATTCCCCACTTTGACGTTGACCTTAGCCAGCCCGTAAACATCCCCCTTATTCGCAATCAGATGCTGCAAAAGGCCCTTGCGGTCGAAGGAGTGGCGGATGCGGAAGTGGAAATTTATGGAGTAACAGACAGGGAGTTGACGGGGAGAATCCTTTTGACTTTGACTACTGGAGCCAAAGCCGATGTTGACTTTTGATGCTAAAACAGGTGTCAAGGCGGATGAAATTGCAGACATCCGCGAAGCTGTTCGGCTCGAATGGGTCGAGGCCTTCAAAAAGGATGGGCAGCCTAACCTTGACACAGACCCGGAAACCCCTGCAGGGCAGCTTATAGATAGCGAGACCCAACACATAGCCGAAAAGGATAACGAATTTTTATTCTTGGCTAATCAGTTTAATCCGCTATCGGCCGAGGGTGTTTGGCAGGAAGCTTTAGGCAAAATCTATTTTTTGAAGCGCAAACACAAACAGCATTCTGTTGCCCTCTGCACAATAACAGGGTTAAAAGGGACTGTGGTGCCGGTCGGGGCACAGATTAGGAGTTCCGCAGACAACTCGCTTTGGATCAATGCCCATGAGGTAACAATTCCGGCTGCGGGCAGTATTCAAACGGATTTCGTATCCGAGGAATATGGACCGATAACAGCCGGCGCAAATACCCTAACAAACATAGTTACCATAGTTCCAGGATGGGATGCCGTCAATAATGATACAGCCGCGACTATAGGACGGTACACAGAAACGCAAATGGAATTTGAGAGCCGCCGCTATGAAAGTGTTGCGGCCAACTCTCATGGGAGCTTGGCTTCGATTTACGGGGCTCTTTGCAACCTTGACGACGTTATTGATTGCGTCATTTTAGAGAACATCGAGAATGATCCCGTAGTGCAGTACGGCGTAACAATACCTCCCCACAGTATTTTTGTTAGCATAGTAGGGGGGGATGAAACAAAAATATCCGAGATTATTTACAAAAAAAAGGATGCTGGATGCGGGACGGCGGGCAATACTATTATAAGCTATCAAGATACAGAACTCCCTGGCTCCCCTGTCTTTAGGTATAAAATTGAACGCCCTAACTCTTTAGCCGTGGGCATTAAAATTGACATCAAAGCAACAAGCACCACTCCCCCCGATGCCGACAATCTCATAAAATCAGCTCTGATTGCAGACTTCTCTGGCAATGGTCCGCATGGGAATTTGAGAGTAGGCATTGCTCAAACTGTTTTTGCGAGTCGTTTTTACTGCGCCGTCATTAATACTGGGGGCAACGGCCTGGAAAAAATAGAGATCTGTGCTCCTTATTCAAGCTTAAACTGGGGCGACTCAATAACGATTAATGCTGATTATTCGCCAGTTTTAGATGCTGCTAACATCATTATAAATTGGATTTAGCCATGATCACAGGCGACTTCCTTTATAAACCGGAGAACGGGCCCTTAAGAGGGGACAGCTTCGAGGCGCAAACAGAAGTATTTTTAAGCGAACTTTTTGGGATGTATAAGGCAGTAAAAGAGACCGCCGACATCATTAACTTGCAACTTGCAACCCTCTTAGCTAAGATTGCGGATGCTGAAAACACTGCGAATAACGCGAACGCAGTAGCCATTGCCGCGAATACCACCGCAGTATCAGCTGAAGCCAAGGCACAGACTGCCATAAATACCGCGAATAACGCCCTAACAATTGCTAACGATGCCTACTTAAGAGCCGTGCATAACGAAGTGGGAACGCAAACAGGAGTGGGGACTTGGAACTTAACGGGGTTAATACCTTGCAAACCCTTGTTTATAGTAACATATGCCTCAAGTTACCCCGATGATGAAATTGTAGCTAGCGGGGGAGGCGGGCCCGTTTACATGTTCTGGCCTACAACTTCGGCATTCTCAATCAAAGTTAATAAGTTGCAAACAGGGACCTACCTCAAGGCAT